AGGAATAAGCCATGGGAAGAAGCGTGCCGCACAATCTGAAAAGCACCCATCAGACGGAGTTTGTAAAGATCTTCAACTCCCTCTGCGGCCGATATGGACGCTGGGAAATCTGGCAAGATTTCATAACACTCGCCGCAATCGCGATCTCAAATACCGTTGACCGGAGCCACGCTGCCGAGCGTGAAAAGACGTATATGACGATTGCCGGAAAGTACAAGCCCGAAGAAATGCTCAAATTCTCGCAGATGCTCCAAGAGGTCGTGATCGGCATGGATTTCAATCCAGATCAGGACTTTCTCGGCGAGCTTTACATGGCACTGGATTTGGGCAATGACCACGCTGGGCAGTTTTTCACGCCCTATGATGTCTGCCGCATGATGGCTGAGATCACCGGCACAGACCTCCAAGCGCGTATAGAGCGGGACGGCTGGATCTCCGTCAACGATTGCGCTTGTGGTGCAGGAGCGTTGCTGGTGGCGTTTGCAAATGCCTGTACGCGACAGGAAATCAACTACCAGACCTCCGTGCTTTTTACGGCGCAGGACATTGACTACATCGTTGGTCTGATGTGCTACCTGCAGCTCTCGCTCATGGGCTGCGCCGGGTACGTCGTGATTGGCGACACGCTTCTTCATCCCTCAACAGCACTTGACCGCCGGGGGCTTATCCCCCGGCCAGACCAGAACATATGGTACACCCCGTTTTATTTCCGCGACATCTGGCACTACCGCCGCATTTGGGCGCAGATGGATTTACTGCTTCAGACAGACGAAAAACCCGCCGAGCAAGTTACCGGCAAGTTAAAATCGTCTGCCGCGCTGCCGCCCTTGCCCTTGCAGGAAACGAAAACCGGGCAGCTCACACTATTCTGACAGAAAGGAGGAATCGCCTGACACATGGGAAAATGGACGGACGATCAACTTCAATATCTCCGCGAGCATAGTCGCTCACAGCCGGCAGCGGCTATTGCCGCAGCGCTTGGCCGGACGGAAGGGTCTGTACGACAAAAGAGGCGTTCGCTCGGACTGCAAAGCTATCACGCAGGATGGACAAAAGCAGAAGAACAATTCCTCCAAGATCAATGGGGTGTCATGTCAATCCCCGCGATTGCAAAGCGCCTTAACCGCTCCGTC